TTTTCATTTTATAAAATTACAACCCATTATATTTACCACATGGAACTGAAACATTTTAAACTTTCGGAATTTGATTCCCCGGATGCTCCAGGATCCGGTAAAAACATGAAACCGGAGTTTCTCCAGAGACTGGATAATGCCAGGTCCATTGCCGGAATTCCTTTCCGGATTAACTCAGGATTCCGAACCCAGGCACACAACATATCTCTGAAAGCCAAAGGATATAAGGCTGTTTCAAACTCCCCACATTTGGGAGGATGGGCCGCAGATATCCATTGCAATAACTCAGCCAATAGGCTGACCATTGTAAAAGCTTGCATTCAGGCCGGGTTTACCAGAATCGGTATTGCTAACACATTTGTTCATGTAGACTGTGATCCCACTAAGGATCAAAATCTCATATGGCTCTATTAATTAAAGACCAGTTAATGAAGGATAATCTTGTCAATTTCCTGGCAGACATACCGGCCTATGCATTTATTGCCTATGCCAATTTCCTTCAGGTTATTCCTCACGATTACCCAAGTTGGGAAATGTTTCTTCTCAGGCATGGTTGGCTTCTATTATTAATTCTAAGGGTAGCCGTGGCCTTTTATGATCTAATTCTGAGATTAAACGGTAATTACTGGATTACTGATCAGAACGGAAAACCAAGAAAGAAAAGTATCCTGCAAATAATCAAACAACTATTTATAAACTTATTCAAATGAGAAAACCAACTGCTGTTGAAATGGGATTGATTGTAATTCTGGTTGCCGGAATTACCTTTATGCTATCGGTTAATTTCCGGATTGCAAAGTTTGAGGAGGCATTTGTGGAGGCACCGGCCATTGTGAGGGTGGATGGGATGCCGGTGGGGGATACGGTTGGCTTAGGGAAAGCTACTCACCTTTGGGCAAAAATTTCCCCGAAAGATTCTTTAAAAATTGCCCTGATTGAATCTAAAATAGACTCACTAATGATCCGGGATGACGCATTTGCAAAAAGTATTATCTACTTAGACTCATGCAACAACAGCAAGCTAACCAAACAGGAGAAAGCAGAAAGAAGAGGCCGGTTCGTGGGGGGTCTGCTCAGAGGATTGTTTCCCAGAATTCCAGGCAATTGATATCTCAATATTCTAAAAGAATGCAAGTCTATGCCTATACCGCTGCAACCATTATCCTTATAGGACTTCTGGTTGGTGTTGGATATCTGTACAAAAAACAAAAAGTAGATACAGGAGATTCTGTACTGATGTTTATCCTTGCCCAGGTAATGGGAGCATGGGTTTCCCTGACAAATAAAATTTTCAGAATTAACAATGTTGGTTCTGAGAAAAATCCAGAGTAATTTTGATCCGCTCTATTTAAATACTTTTTTGGTTTATGCCCCGGTAGGTGAACTGCTCTTGTCCCTATCGGGGTTTTTTATTTTATATTTACGGCATGAATTGCCTAAAGGATTACATTGGTCTACAGGGATGTACTTCCGGTACTCCCTTATCTGGGTTGTACATAAATGACTACCCTGGAATGTCAACAGAACTTCTGGAAAAGGTTTCCTCTCCTGAACAAGTTTCCTATACCGGATTCTGGAACTCAACTCAGGCTGTAGCCTACCAGAGGATTCGCAGGGATGTCCAGACTGCTCTGTTCAAATCTGCACAGGCTCAGTTAGACCAGGTTCTTTTCCAGACATCCAAGGTATTCGTTCAGCAATGGGATGCCATTGATCCATTGGCTATGGCACCAGAATACCGTGGAACTTTTGTATCTGTAAATGGCAGCAAATATCTGGGCATCCGGATTAAGCAGCTTTATGTTTATAACTCCGGACCTACTACTGTCCTTGGTGTGCCTTGGAAAATCATCCAGACTCAGGATGGTAAGGTTTTGGATTCCGGTACCTACAACATGGAACCTGGAATGAACTATGTTCCGGTAAATGAGGTATTCTATTCTGACTTTGATAAGATCAATATACTGGCCGTTGTAGACTGCTCTACTCTGGATACCCTGCAAGGTTTCTTTGTGGATTATGGATGGAACCAGATGGATCTGGAATGTGCCGGAAGGTTTACCAATGTCTGGAGAAATGGTTGGTGGATTGCCCCGGTTAATGCACCGCTCTCCTACACTATGGGAACGCAATGGAGCAACAATTCCAACCAAAATGGAGTCTATATGGATGCTCAGTTGTTATGCTCTCTGGATGCGTTTATATGCCATCAGAAGGAGTTCCTTCTGGATGCATGGGCAAACATCCTTTGCTACCATGTTCTATGGTCCAAACTTTCCTCTCCAAGGGCAAACTATTTCGCCCAAGGTAACCGGGAATACACCGAAAGAGCAATGGCAACTTTTATGGCTGATTATTCTGATTCCCTGAATATCTGGGCCAGACAGTTAAATCTTAGAGCCGAAGGTCTTTGCTTTGATTGTGATCAGGCAGGATTAATCCAACAAGGTTCGGTAAGACCATAAAAGGAAAGCTGTAATCTATAGGTTACATTTTCCTAAATTTTTGTGATTTGTAAATCATACCTTATCAGGTATATTCTGGCTTAGTGAATGCCATACCATACCCGATAGGGTATTGCACATAACTACCACAAGTACGGATAATTGCCGTACAAAAGTGTAAAGTGATTGCTTTACTTTTTGTCAAATTTTGACAAGTTATATCTTGACAAGTTTGTCGCAAAAGTTGCCGATATTTGCGACAATAAGACCCCTCAAGCCTCTTCACAATGCTCACCCGGAGGGGTTTTCGATTTTACATAGGTTTCGTTGTAATACAACTCCGCACTTCTAAGGTCTCCATTATTGTAAGCATCAATTATCTGCTGCTTCTCCATTGCTTTGGCTTTCTCAATAAAGGGCCAAAACTCCGCTCCATGTTCAGGGTGAATGAAATCATGCAGGATGTTTTCAAGCCATTCTATTGCTGTCTGTTTAGTTTCCATATTTATCTTGACTATATTTGTTTTTAGTTCTCCCCTTCCGGTAGTCCCGGTTGGTCAATGCCCTCAGAAATGGGGGCATTTCGCTTTTCCCAGTACTCATCAAAGTCAATTAAGGCACGAAGAAAAACCTTGCCTCTTTCATCAAATCTGATTAGGGCAGCATCCCAGGTTTCCCCATGTTCCTCATGCTCCTTATCAATTGCCTCATCCCAAAGATAGGTAGGCCATTTAATTCTACCCTCTCCCCACTTTTCCAGTTCATCTATTAACCATTCTACCGCTGTCATTCTCTGTCTTCTTTAAATTTTGTAAGATATTTTGGTTCTATTATGTAAAGTATCTCTCCATTTGAGACCGTGGCATACTGCTCTGACTTGGCATCCAGATAGGCAATGTATCCTTTGAAATCCACATTCAGCAGATCCTCAGAAATGATAGCCAAGGCATAGTAATCCACAATCCGGTTAATCTTCTGATGCAGATACAAGCGGCCATTGTGGTGCCTTGTAGACTTAATATCAAATCGGGTTCCATTTAGTAAAGCATCAAATCCTCCGGATCTGGGTTCTGTGTCGCAATTCAGGAAGATATTGAAGTACTTACAAAAGGCATACTCTGAGATTACCCCATCCAGATTTATTTCAAATGGATGTCGGTTACCTTTCATGTTTTCCCGAACCTTGCCAATGATATTAGCATGGTATCTCAAAGATGCCAGATGCATACAGAATACCAGTTCTGACTTACTAAGGCTTACCACCATTTTTTTTGGCCCTTTCTTTCAGAATAAACTGAATGATAAGTAAACGAAGAACAGATGAAAGCTTCCGGTCTCCGACCGCATCCAGTAAGGCTTTCTTTTCTTCTACAGATAAATAAATGGAAACTTTATCAAATTTCTTTTCGACCGGTTCCTTGTATGATTCTTTTGGCATGAATATCTAAATAATAAATAGCCGATTCAAAAAGTAGTGCCTTGGACTCCCTGCTTAACCTGGAATCCATTGTGGTAATCTTACTTGCCTTATATCTTTCATGGGAGGCCATTCTGGTAAGGGCATCAATGACATCCCGGAACTTCATTTTATCCTCCATACAACTCATCAAATCTTTTAAGTAGAAATTCCTCAGATACGGATTTAATGTATTTGACACAGGCTGCTTTTTTGGTCATAAATGTGACCTTTTTCTGCATGACATTGTTTGGATACAAGGCATAATTATAAGAATGCTTATCATCCAGAGAGTCCCAATACTTTTGGATTTCCCTGACCATCTCCCGATGCTTTTTATCTTTATAAAACTCTACCGGTGGATTATCAACCAGAATCTGCATCTGCTCATTAAACATATTCCTTTTTTCTTCTTTGGACATTTCCAGTCCAATTTTTACCAGTCTGTCATAATGCAGATCAACCAGGATTTCATTTTGTCTGGGATCCTTAATAAAATTAATAAAGGACTCACGAATTGCTTCTAACTTCATTTTATCATCTAATTCATATTTTATTTCCGGCACCGAAGGGGGAGGTGAAACCATTTTGTCCTGATGGTTTAACCGGAATTCCTTGTACCATTGAAATATGTTTGATGCAGACAAGGTAGACAACTGCCCTTCAAATTTTAACTGCCCATAGGCACCCATTTTAATGGCCTGACAAATGTCATCAATGTGAGCATATGGGTAGTTCTTTTTTATAAAATCAATTGATTCTACCGCATTATGCTTGGCTGTCTGGGCATCTACATTGATACCCATTATAACTGCTGACCGTACTATTTCCTCAAAGATTCGCAGGGTTACCTTCTGCTTATCTTTTGCCATTTCGATGGAAAGTCTCCCAGACTCCTGAAGAACCGCAGGAACCAGATTATATATTTTCATCGTTTAATATGGATTGCATTCCTTTTAAATATTCATTCTGCCGGTACTCCCATGATCCTTTAGCCGGAGACTGGAATAAATGCCCTTTGGCATAGATCACCTTTAGCATGGTATCTTTCCATGTTACCAGAGCAGCTTGCCAATTCTTCATTGGAACCTTACCAACCATCCATCCCTTGGACTCATAAAATGAATAAAACTGATGAGCAAAGGTTTCTACCTTGGACATTTCGGCACAAGGATGTTTCTGCTGAACATAATGAATAATCTCCTCTACCTCCGGCTTTATAAATGCCGATCTTCTTTTTTTCTTCCCGGCAAACTCTTCCTTCGCCTTATCAATTGAATGCTTGGCAAGCATCCAGATGGCATTATTCTGCCCCTCCAGGATTACCTCACAATTATCAAATGCGTAAATACAGATGGCCTCCAATATGGCTATCTGGTCATCAGGATTACATTGCCGGATGGCTACTAATACTTGCTCTTGAAAATTCATAAACTTTTTTGGTTAGATTATATGTATAGAAAAAATGTCAGGATACCTACAGCTAAAAATGAAATTAAAGACATTATTCTGAGAGACATATTATTGGTATCAAGCTTATCCATTTCCTTATGAAGAAACTCAATCTCATGGTGCAGATCCTGCGTAAGCCGGGTATGGTTCTCTACCAATGACTGGCAGTAATCCACACATCTTTTTTTTTCGGTCTCTCTGGCCTCCTTAAAATAATCCCGGCTCTTACGGTAATTATCGGCTCTGGCCGTTGCCATACTTAATGCATCCCAGATTTCCTCCGGGACAAGGTGATGAACAGATTCTTTCTGACTGTTCTTAATAGAATAAAGTTTGTTCTCTGGGTAGTACTCTACCACACTAAATCCAAACTGGCTCTTACGATACTCTTTCTTTTTCATGGTTAGATATTTCGGGCAAAAAAATCTGGTACATCTGAATAAAGCAAATTTTTTTTTATGCCATATATGAATCTATCAACTCAATAACCTCATCCAGACTATAGGAAACCACACACATCCACCCTTCTCCGGATAGCATTTTCATAAATTCCAATTGGTTTTCAGAAGGTTTATTATAACCTACTTTTAACTCAATTGCCAACCCAGACCAGTCTTTCCTACGGTTAAATATCAGAATATCAGGCACTCCTGATTTTACTCCCATCTTTTTAAGTTTTGTTGCCTCTATAACATTCCGGGTTCCACCATTCGGTGGGTGGAAGTACAGTACACCTTTGACATCCAGATATTTGGCTACCGCCTTCTGGAAATCATCTTCTTTGCCATCATACTTTTTAAAGGATTTTTGTTGCATTGTTTTTGCTTTTAATGAAAACTCCTTTCATTTGCACAAAATTACGATTTATGGAATTAATAAAAATGTATGATTTCTGCAAGGAGACAGGTCTACCGATGTGGAAGTTGCACCGTAACCTTCATTGGTTTAAGGTTAGGGTAAAGAAGGGATATAAAAAACCCCAGGTTGTTAAATGTCCAGAGAACTATGAGGCAGCTAAAAAGCTGATTCTCAAGACAGAAACAAGGCCAAAGATGCCAAGGATTACTCTGGATGAATTCTGTTACACTTATGGTGTACCTAAAGACATTCTGATGGTTTACATTGATTCATTTCTGACCGAATATGAGGGTGAAGAAAGACTGATCGCAACCACGGCCAACAATATTCGTAGGGTTAATCAATTGATTGATAGCATCCGGAACAATTCTCACATAAAATATCAGAAAAATAATTTGCTCAATCAAAACAAAGAAACAATAATTGCAAAAAATTAAGTTATGCCAATTACAGCAACCAACAAGGGCGGTGGAGAAAGGATTCTTGCACCTGCCGGTACGCATCTTGCCCGATGCTACAAGATGATTCACCTGGGAACCATTGAAGACTCCTATAATGGAGAATCCAGATGGGTGAACAAAGTTCTGGTCGAATGGGAATTACCCAACGAACTAAGGGTTTTTGATCAGGCCAAGGGACCGCAGCCGATAAGCATCTCTAAGGAGTTTGCCTTATCCATGCATCCAAAGTCAACTCTAAGAGCCTTCCTGACATCATGGAGAGGCAAAGGATTTACCGAAGAAGAGGCCGTTGCCTTTGATGTCACCAAGTTAGTGGGTGCGGCTTGTCAACTTTCAATAATCCATGAGCCAAGGCAGAAGTATCCCGGTGAGTTTTATGCTAAAATCTCTTCGGTTTCCAGTTTGATGAAAGGTGTAAAGGCACCTCAGCAGATTAATCCTTCCTTTATCTTTGAACTTGATCCATTTAAGGTCGAAGTATTTAACCAGTTGCCGGATTATTTTAAAGGTAAGGTTATGGGATCGAAGGAATATCAGGCTCTCATGGCTCCGGAGGTTGTTCACCGGGAAGAGGTAGCCGCCAAGGTTGACTCCTGGCAACCAGATCAGGTTGAAGATGATGATGATTTACCATTCTAAATATTACGAATATGAATCTTTGGCAATTAACCCAGGAAGAAATGGCCTTCATCAGTCTGATGGAGGAAACAGGCGGTGAGATTACTCCTGAACTGGAGGAAGATCTGGCAGTACGCAGGGAGAACTTTGAAGACAAGGCTCACTCCTATACCAAGTTGATTCTTAAACTTGAATCCGATGTAGAGGCTGCTTCAGCAGAAATCAAAAGGATTCAGGATTTGAAGAAGACAAGGGAGAATACCATTAAACGGTTAAAAACCACCCTCCGGGATGCCTTGCAAATCTTTGGCAGACCAGATGGCAAGACTGGTGTAATGAAGTATGAGACTCCTTTGTTTAAGTTATCCATCCGGACATCCAATGCCGTTGAAGTAAATGATGAGGAAATACTTCCTGATGAATTCTGGGCCATTAAGAGAGAAGTCTCTAAAACCCTGATCTCAAATGCCATTAAGGAAGGCCGTGAGGTTCCTGGTGCATCTATGGTAGAAAATAAGAATTTGCAAATTAAATAGGTATAATTTTTGGTGTAAAGCAGTAAAAAGAGGGGAGTCTTACTCCCCTCCTTTTTACATCAAATAAAAAAATGTTTATGAGAGCAAACCTGTTATTTGATTTAGATGATGCGGATGATCGCATGGAGCATCTGAGATGCATCAAAAGTCTTGATATGGCATTGGCTATGTGGAACTTTACCACTCGGCTAAAAAGCATTGTAGACACATCTGAGGATGGTAAATACATAGATGAATCACTTGTCTGGAAGGCATGGGATGAATGTCTGACAGAGCAGGATGTAAACCTTGATAAACTGATAAGCTAATGCTGTACATTGACCATAACGAGTGGCATCCATATCAGTACCACTACCTTGGGATAAGAAGTGCAATCTCAGAGTATATTAAGAGATCCGGTGCCTATGTAGGCCCACCAGACCCATTCGGAGAGGATGATTTTGATAATCCTAAGTACTATCTCCCTGAAGTTTCTCATGAGGTTAAAACGGCACTTGGTGAGGCAGAAAAGATTTTATTGATTGCCCATATCTACCAGACAAGATTTGAAAAACTAAGGTCTGGGGAAGATGATGAAGAAGATTTTTTAAGACTTCTTGAAAAACAACTGGATGAGGCGAAATTTACTCTATGCCCCTCCTGTGGAATTAGGGATTATCCGGATAAATTAACAACTTGCCGGTATTGTGGATCATTAATGGAATAAAGGTATGCCAGATATAACAATGTGCGAAGGGTATGACTGCCCTTGGAAAACCAAATGCCATCGGTTTACTGCCGAACCAGATGAGTACCAATCATACTTTACTAAACCTCCCGGTAAGATGGTTGAGGAATTATTTATCTGTGATTTTTTCTGGGGAGAAAAATCAGATATGATTTATCAGGATTTGAAAGATATTTGCAAGGGTTAAATGTTACAATAGTTCCATTTTTTTTAGTGTGTAAACATAAAAAAAGGGAGGTTCTTAGCCTCCCTCTTTTTTTTATCCGGATTCGGATTACGCACTTACAAACTGAGCCTCAAAAATACCGTTGATGTTATAGTTATCATCGGTTGATTTGAAGAGGTCGGTTGGAGATGAGAATACATCGAAATATGCCTCTAAGAAGATGGAATACAGTTCGTTACACTCATCTGGGAGTATGCGACAATCTACCCGAACGGATGGAAGACCTGGCATCGGCATGGTAAACCGCTTCATTACTCCGATGTCTCCGAAGTTACCTACATACTGGAGGTAAGGAGTGTAAACCAGAGAACCTGGAGCGAATACAACCGCAGAATCTTCATCAACAAAAGGACCAGATCCGGTGATGTTTGGATCAAAATAAAACTCAGCAATTCCGGTGTTGGAACGAACGGTTGAGTAATCCAGACCGTTTGCTGCCTGACCAAAATACCTTGAATCATTCATCCATACCCTCTGGAGCGCACCGGCACCACCAACGATAATGGGCGCACCATTAAATCCGGAATTCATGTAGGCTTGCTTCATTGTGAAGAGACCTTTTGGAATCAGGGAACCGGTGTTGGTATCCTCCACATCATAAGACTGGGAGTTAATTACACCACCCTGACCATACCATGCACCGAAGGAAGAGGAAATTGAGTTCAGGAGATCCTGATTCATTGCCTGAATAAGAGCATTACCGGCAAGTTGGAAATCATTGTACATCTCACGAACTACAGACAAGGCACCTCCTGCACGGCCAATGCCATTTGCACGGCTGACAATGGTCCCAGGATCGGTACTCCCGGTTAGTGTAACAAGTTGACTATACGAATCACAGTATACACGAAGTTGCTCCTCAGTCATAGAGAAGTTAACCGAACGATACTGGGTTACCTGAAATGGGATTTCCAGATAGGGCAGTTGTGCGCCCTGATCGCAGGATTTCTCAGTTGAGGTATCATCGGCAGTCAGCCTTTGTTTGTAAACGATACGAACATCTTTAGAGTGACCAGAACCATCGTTGTTTGCTTGCCGGATGATTGTTCCGGAGGCAAGGTTTGAAGGGTCATTAAGAGCCGCCAGAGTACCTCCGTGAACTTTCACATTGGCACTATTGTTAATCAGGTTATCCGACAACGATGTGAGTATGGCCGGACAGATATTTTCTGTTGCTACTGACATTTTGGTAATTATTTATAGTTGGCCGCAATATTTGAAATGTCGGCCAGAGCGGACCGGATATGAGCCGGGATTTGAGTGCCTTGCGTTTGAGGGACAAACGCAGTTGGGGGGATTGTACCTTGCTCAAAGTTCTGGGTTGTGCCACCAACCTGTTTCTCTTTAAGCAATTTATTTTCCTGCAAAACTAATAAAGAAAGATCATTGTATGTAAACTCTTTTCCGTTTACAACCAATGGAAGACTTTCATCTCTTGCATTTACAAGTTTTGCTGTGTTGTATTCAGGATCGTAAATAATCTTACCCTGCAACTGGTTAAGCTTGGAATCAATTACTGCCTGATAAGCAGGAATCCTTGCTGCCTCCGGTACATTGTCATTCCATTGGATGCCGGATAGCTGAGTTTGCTCCCAAAGTTGTTTCATTTTAGCAATGTATTTCTCCGCTATCAGGGATTTCTCAATCTCTACCTTTTGCATGGCCTCATCTACTTTGGCCTGTGCCTCTGCAATCTTCTTCATGTACTCATCAGAGACATCCTTGTTGGTGTTTTGCTTGGCCTTCTCTTCCAGATCCTTGAGTTTTTTAAAGGCCAGTTTTACCTTGTCACCGGAGTTCTTTGTAATCTTCAACTCATCAATGCTCTGGGAATCCAGACCATACTGCTTTGCCAGATTTACAATTTCCTCATCGTAACCCTGCATATAGGAACCTATGAAATGCTTCTTCAGATCCAGACTTGTTTTTGCAAGGTCGGCATCCATCAGGTTTGTGTTAAACTTATGTTCCACAGCATCCGGCACCTGAATATCATTTAATACAGATGCAGAGATCATAAGCTGAAATTCCGGGTCATCAGCTACCCCGGCTCTTTTGGCCTGGCTAATCAAGAATTCTTTAATGTTCATATGTTATCTTCAGAGATTGTTGGATCTACCCATGTATTTTCTTCGGTAGTAATTTCAGGGGTCTCTTCGGCTTTTTTCTTTTTCTTTTTCGGTGCCTCCAGTACTTCTTCTGAATCCAATCCTGTGGACAAGGATGCCTTTATCTCTGCCTCAATTTCGGCACGAAGTGCATCTTTCAGTTTAGAACGCAAGATAGGATCATCAAGAGAACCTTCTGTGATACCGGCTTCTTTCATTGGCTCCTGACCCAGAGGGCGAATCTTGCTCCATGCATAAGACCGCTTATTGAATGGCTTTGTTAGTTCTTTAAGAGCCAACTGACCATTTACCTTGATTTTAATAGGAATATCCTGCGCCCCGGTTCTGGTGTTGATTTCCCAACGGACTACAGTTACCCTTGCTTTCTTGCCAAACTTGGCAACTTCTTCTCTAATGTAATTAAGACCATCAATCATTTTATTAATATTTAAGAGTGAACAATTGTACTTTTCATTCCAGAGCCACGGGTTTCCTGAATGGCTATGGTTGAGTATTTAAATCCAATGGATGGGATAAAAGATTGAATCCCGGCATAATGCCAGTCAACGGAATGACTTTGAATTCTTGTATGTTCTTCACATTTCTTTGCTCCATTAAGACTTAATATGTAGCAATGAGTAAGCCACATTCCATTCCCTTTGTATAAATGCGGAACCGGGAAATCAACTTCCTCAATGACTTGCTTAATCGGATGCTTGTAGGTTCTCCACGAAAGATTGAAGAAGTCAAACTCAGGAAGTTTGTCCCAGTCCTTTATGACTTTATAAAAGGCTTCCTTTATAAACCTAACATCATCTTCCAGATACATTACATATTCCCATGCATTCTCAATCTGCATCTGAATCAATGCCCGGTGGGATGCATGGCATCCTTTCTCTCCGGAAGTAAGTGGGAGACCAGGCTGACCATTTTCTTTTTTATTTATAAAACTATGGGTTGCATCATTGCCGGATAATGCCGGAAACCTGATAGGCTCACGGCCATCTTTATCCTTCAGATTAATTCTTTTAAAATGATCCAATAAAGACCGGAGTCTTATATGACTTCTGTCCAGATTTATAAAAAAAATTCGGTCAACAGGTACTTGCATACGAATTATTTGCAAATCTAAATTGAATATTTGCATTTTCAAATATGGATACACGGTCATCAGATAATTGGCAGAAGAAACCCGGTGGGTGGGATTCCTTAAATTTAACTTTGTTGCAATCCGATGATGACTATCCGGAAATCTATTGCCCAAAGATTCAAACCAGTCTACTACAGAATGTAGTCAACATAAATGACCGAAAAAAATATGGCAAAGACTCCCTGCTTTGCAGTTTTGTAGATGACTATCATCTGGAAAGGTTCTGGAACCAACCAGAAAGATATGGGCATCGTTGGTTAGATTTAAAGATAGGAGCAGTAATGTCTCCAGACTTTTCTCTTTACATCGGTATGCCATTACCCATGATGCAATGGAATACCTATCGGACCAGAATGCTTGGAAATCTCTGGATGGCTATGGGATTAAAGGTTATACCAACAGTAACCTGGGCAGACTACCGCAGCTTTGATTTTTGTTTTTCCGGTATCCGGCAAGAATCCGTTGTGGCTGTTAGTGACATTGGCATCCGATCCGCTCCTGAAAGGGATGCCTTTAATGCCGGGTATGAGGAAATGAAAAAGGTTATTCAACCTTGCCAGATATTATTTATGTCTCAGGAAAAAACAAGACATTTGTATGCAGAAGACAAGGTTGTCTTTTTGGATTCATTTTTTACAAAAAGAAGAAAGTCATGGGAGGCAGAGGCAAAAAAAAATCAAAACGGAATGTTGCATTTGGACAATCCGCAGGGGCGCAACAAGGCACACAACCGGTTGCCGCACCTACCGCACCGGCTGAACAACCTCAACAGGGTTGACAGGTAATCTTTTCTACTGCATTAAGATTTATTGCAAAGAAATAGGTCTCAAAGTTTCTTTCCGGTAACCCAAAGTACTGGTTAGCCACTTGCTTGTTGTCAAAGTTAGTCCCATCGTATTCGGCAGAATAAATCTGGTTTACTATGGTACTGATGGCATATTCTTCATGCCGGGACTTGGCATTAACAGCCAATGTTAAACTAACGGTTCTGGATAGAACCCCTTTCCGGCCTCCTCCTGGTTGAGGATTTGTGTTGGCATCATTGCGAACCAGAAAGGCTACCACATCGTAATTATCATCCACGGCACAGAACTTATTATCCAGAGAAATGTAGTTACCGGCACTATCCGGATTAAGGCTTTCTACAGCCTCACCATACCACTTGATTCTTTGTCCGTAGTATTTGCTTAATTCTTCACAAAGATTCGTTATAGCTGATTCTATGCGGTATGTAGGCTGTTTATTCATCTGCTTAAAAATCTGATTGCTTCAGTATCTATTGCTTTGAGGGTATCCTGAATTTCCTTGTTTGTCTGGGAGAATATTTCACCTTGCGCTCCTTTGCTTCCGGATTCCTGCCAGTTTGCTCTTTCTGCCATTTGAGGAGAAGTAAATCCTGCACCCCATGCATTCTGATCTACAGCAAATGGTCTCCATGATCTCCACATATCTCCGGATAGATTGAGATCTCTGTGACCAGTTTGTCTTCCCTTGCTTTCCCTGAATTCTTTATAACCACCGGGATACTTTTTTACTTTGCCTTTTCCCCTGAGTCCGGATGGCCTTGCAAATGGTTTTGTTGAATACCCGGCCATTGCAGTACCATCAGTTTTTATACCTCTGTTTTCAATTCTGCCTTTGGTCTCTCCGGCAGCAGTAATAACCGCTTGCCTTAAAACTTTTGCAGGAACTGATGCCTCTCTAAAATTTCTAACTTGTTGAGTAAAAAAGTCTTTAAAGGAATCGTACTGATTATTTGCCATAATTTCTCAAATATTTTTTGCAGATTCGGGAAAGACATATAGTATTGCCCAAAAATAACCAAAAAAAATATGTTCACACCGTTAAATGCTTACCTGTATGTCTTTGAATATACAGGTTGTTCTATTGCCTGTGTCATTGACACAATTAAACCAATCCAGATGGCTCTGGAAACCGAAGGTGGAAGAATCTTCCTGATTTCTTCATATTGGGAAAGCCAGAAAAAAGATATCTTCTGGATTAGCTTCAATACCAAATGCGGAAAGATTAAGATGACTTTTGAATTAACTAAATCTGAATACATTCACAATCTGGATTTTTTTGGAGGCATTGAAGTATGCTTTGATGATCCGATTAAATTTGGTTTAGACAACAATAAATTCAAATTGCCATGAAAAAGAACTTTCAGTCTATTCTGCTGTTTGTGACTACAAACCTTTTAATGCTTTTACTTTTCGGGATTTTAATGTTTAAGTTATGGATGAAGATAAAATGAAACACCACGATTTTTCCAAGTTTGTCTGCTTTACCAAGGGGGTAATAGAAACCGGGATGGTAGTCAAATACTCAGACAAACAACTGGTCAGGGAATTGAAGATGCACTTCAACCGCTTACTCACCGAATCCCTGAACTTTGAGAAAACCCTGCACCGAATGTTAGGTAAAGAGTTTTCAGAACAAGAGGATGAAGTCAATACCGCAGTAATAGATCTTGTCTGTAAAATATTTGATATGGAAGAAGAGGTCAGGCAAAAGTTTATTGCCCACATGAACAACTTCAGGCCGGATTAACCTCCGGCTTTTTTATTTCATCCCGGCTCTGCCTTCGTTTACAGCATTCTCATACTGAATCTTATTCTGAGGCCAGATAATATGCCGACAGTTATATCCTCCCCTATAGGTAAATATTGTCTTCTCATTGGTGCCAGGAATCTTTCCCTGCCATGAGCCAAGCTTACCCCATGATTTAACTTGTTCCTTAGTAAACAACCGTCCGGTTCTGGCTACACAAAAAGG